TCAGGCTTCTACTGTTCGCATCAGGGTTGCCAGCTCATCTTTCACCGACTGTACCTGCGGGCCGATAACCACCTGCAAATTGTGCTGATTTAACTGTACCACGCCGATCGCCCGGTTGGCTTTCAGGGCGTTGGTATCCACTTTTGACATATCCGCCACCGACAAACGCAGGCGGGTAATGCAGTTATCCAGCGAGGTAATGTTATCCGCACCGCCCAGCGCCGCCAGAATGGCAGGGGTGTTATAGCCGGATTTGCCCACGGTTCCTGCAACCGCCTGTTCGACGCTGGTGGCTGTTTCAACATCACGGCCTGGCGTTTTCAGGTTGAAGCGGGTAATGGCGAAGCGGAAGATGCCGTAGTACACCGCAAACCAGATGGCCGCCACGACCGGTACCAGATACCACTTGGTGGAAAGACCATGCAGGATACCGAACACTACGAAGTCAATCACGTTGCCGTCGGTATTACCGATGGTGACGCCCAGTACCGCCATGACGGTAAAGCCCAGACCGGTCAGCACGGCGTGGATGAGATACAGCACCGGCGCAACAAACAGGAACAGGAATTCGATAGGCTCAGTGGTCCCGCCGACGACGCAGGCGATCACGCCGGAGATCAGCAGCCCTTTAATTTTATGGCGGTTTTCCGGACGCGCGCAGTGGTACATCGCCAGTGCCGCACCCGGCAGGCCGCCAAGGAAGGCTGGCATTTTACCCTGAGACAGGAAGCGGGTGGCGCTTTCAGAGAAGCCATGAGTGGTCGGGCAGCTCAGCTGCGCCTGGAAGATGGTCAGCGCGCCGCTCACATCGTGACCGCACACCTCCATGGTTCCGCCCGCTTCGGTGAAGCGAATCAGGGCGACCAGGATATGCTGCAGGCCAAACTGCAGCAGCAGACGCTCACCGGTACCAAAGATCATCGGACCAAAATCGCCCGCGCCGTTAATGATGCGGCCAATACCGTTGATGCCCATCGCAAAGACTGGCCAGATCAGCGGAATGATCAAACCAAACAGACCCATCACCAACAGGGTAATAATTGGTACAAAGCGGGTACCGCCGAAGAAGGCCAGGGCATCCGGCAGGCGGATATTGTGGAAGCGTTCGTGCAGCATCCAGATAATCATCCCGGCGATCACCGCGCCGAGGATCCCGGTATCAATCGACTGGATACCAATCACGCTCTGAATGTTATTGGCTTTCAGCACGGCAGCGTCGGTGGTCGGCAGAATGCCTTTCGCGGTCAGCCAGAAGTTAACCGCCAGGTTCATCACTGCGTAACCCACAAAACCGGCAAACGCCGCCACACCTTTGTTCTCGCGCGCCAGGCCCAGCGGGATAGCGATACAGAACATCACAGGCAGGAAGCTAAATGCGAAGGAGCCGACTTTACTCATCCAGATGAATCATGATTGAAGTGATATTAATATGTTAAATCAGATAGTTAAGGTTATGCGGTTTTTCTATGGGGCATCGGTGGGGCATTTTGAGTAAATGATGCGTTCAAAATGCCCACCTGGTCATGGTTATTCTCGGTCATCCATTTACCGTAAACCGTGAATAGCATTTGCGCTGACGAATGGCCCATCTGGTGCGCAACGAAATTTGGGTTCGCTCCGGCGACCAGTGCCCAGCACGCATATGTGTTCCTGGTTTCATAAGACCGTCTTTGTCGGACGCCTGCACGACGCAGGGCAGTGCGCCAGGCTGAATTAATGGATCCGGGGACGTAGCACATCGTCTTCTTACCGTTCATTGAAGTAATGGACGGCGAGAATATAAAGGTGCATTCATCGGTTCTCTTTTTTTTGTATTCCCGTAGGCTGACGCTTACCTTGTGGGATGCCATCATTCTGGTCAGTGGCATTTGCGCCTTGAGGGCATCAATTGCTGGCTGGGTCAGCTGTATTGTTCGAATCCCGGCGTTGGTTTTTGGCAGGGTGAAGTTTCCCTTCAGGGAATAGTTCCGTGACACTGTAACAGTCCAGTTGACAGTATCCACATCCTCCCAGGATAACGCGCTTAGTTCGCCATGCCTGACGCCTGTATTTACCGCAAAGATAACCATATTCTGAAACTGTAGCGTTGGGCAGGCCGCAACCACTCTCTGATACTCATCAGAAGTAAGAGGATCTGGAATGGGTCTTTCTTTTGCGAGAGGGGTAATACCTGCCATCAGATCGGTTTTCAGGTATCCACTTTTGAAAGCAAAGCTCAGCATCCCGCCAAGGCATGCCATATAGCTATTGACTGTAGGAACGCTTCTTCCCTTTTTGGGTGGATGATTTAGGCCATGTCTGGTCTTCTGCCAGCCGTTCAGTAGCTCCTTCCTGGCACTAAGGATATCTTCAGTGTTCAGGCTGCCGATATACCTGTGCTCACCAATTGTTTCGATAGTGGTTGTGAGGTGGCAATCGTAACGCCTCAACGTCCCGAGGCTAAGCTCCATCTCTTTAAGCCCAAGCCATTTCGATTTCAGTTCAAGTAGTGAGATTTGCTTTCTGACAGTGCTGAATTTCTCTGCGTTCGATGAATCAGGGAATTGCGAGGCATAATTGAATGTGCCTGTCTTTATCGCAAAGCAGACTGAAGCCCGAAGTTCGCCTGCCATTTTCCTGTTTTTTGGCGTGTCAGGAACGCCGAGATTTTCCCTGACACGCTTCCCCTGATATATGAACCATATGCGTAACGATTCGCCATGAACCTCTACGCCTGTTGGGTATGCTGCCATAATTATTCCTCGTTTGATGTGCCAAAGGACATTTAAGCAGATATTCTCCGGCGTTTCGCTGGGCTTTGGTGCTCGATCCAGTGGTTTATCTCATCGCGGTTATACATGATTGGGCTGTTTTGCTTAGGTGCCATATCAGGGGCAACATGGCGATAATGCTTTCCCTCCATCCAGGTAGACCGGCGGGCATGCTGAATCATGTGCTTTGACATGCCGGTTGTCGCAGTTAAAAGTTCCTCTGTGACCCATTTATTCGGTACCAACTGAATAATGTCGCTCATGGTTTTCTCCAGGCAAAAAGAAGCCGCCCGTAGGCGGCAATAACATCAAGGGATGTGAAGCAGTGCTTTCGCACCCAATAGCCAGCTCATAACTGGCTATCAGTTGCGTCAGTCGTCTTCATCTTCGTCCCAGTCCTCGTCGTAATATGGCGAGGCGAGAAGAGGGTTGGTTGCTGAGAGAATCTCTCCGGCGGCGCCCTGCCGCTGAAGTCGACGAAGCGCTTCATATAGCTCAAAGGCCTCTGTTCGCTCGTCACCTATATCGAGGGCGCATGCAACCTTGTGCGCCTCGGTTACCAGAGTTGATAGCTGGTTTCTGATGTCCTGAATGGTGCTCATAGTTCTCCTCATGCCGCGCGCTGGGCGCGCAGCGTAAAATCACTTCCGCCAGGCGAAGGCAATCGGCTCCGGCGTAATCCACAGGTGGCGCATGTTCGCCACGTTCACCACATCAGAATCCCGCGGGTAAATCTCCACGGCATCCCGATCCCCATAGCCAACGGCTGACTTTATCTCCTGCAACGCATCCCAGCTGATGCCGTCCTTCCACCGGCCAGAGCTGCCAATGCTGGTGGCGTTCACCGTAAGTCGGATAACGCCGTTGTCTTCCTGAAACTCCTGGACCAGAAAGTAAGAGTTAGCCCACACGTTGCTCCGCTTGGGGTCGTGGCATCGTACCGGCCATTGCGATTCCGGTACCGGCTTGAGTATTCCGATCACTTTTAAACTCCCCTCTGCTTATTCCTCAATTCGATAACACCCTGGCAATCCGCGCACGTCTGGCAGCCGGGAACGGCAGCGCGACGCGGCTCGGGAATTGGTTCGTCGCATTCTTCACAACACTCAGCTGATACGGCATTACGGTTGATGCGGTGAGCGGAAAGGGCAGCGTTACGTTGAAGCTCTTCAATCTCTGCTGCTGTTTCGATGATGTCTGCCATGGTCACTCCTTACCGAGGGCTTTATTGATAGCATGCAGCGCTTTCTTGCCGGCAGGTTCATCTTCGAGACGCCAGTTACCGGCATCGCCTGAATCAGCGAGCTGCTTATAGTTGTCTAACAAGGATTGAAGCGCTTCCAGTAAATCCGGTGCTGCGGCCATGAGCGTGCCGTTATCGTCTTCGGAGCCATTAATCAGTAACTCGGCGAGAAGGCCGCCGTCGCCGCGAATTGTTCCGGTCTCTTTGCTATATGACCAATTACCTTTGGTGCCTTTAAAATTTTCCATAGTCACTCCGCGAACTGTCGGTTAATTCGGTTGAATGTGAACGCCAGCAATAAAAAGGGCCGACTTAGCGACCCGGGGAATTTTGTTGTCATTGTTCGGCTCCAAACCGCCCGTTAAGGCGGCCAGTTTTGACGACGAACTCCAGGAGGCTAACTCCCAGGGCTTCAATTTTCTTGTGATGCTTGTTGATGATGGGAGGGACTGTATCGTTCCAGTTAGGCTTTGGCTTCTTGCGCATGGCCTGCTGTATTTCCTCGGTGCAGCGTCGGCAAGGCCGCGCGGATGGCGTTGTCTGTTTCTGGCGTCATGCCGCCTCCTGCCTTTCCCGATATTCCTCAGCGAGTCTCTGCGCCTTTAATGGATTGCTGACCACTTCACCCCATGGCATTAGCCAGCCGTTACCAATGAAGGGAAGGCACAGCGTGCCAACCGTGATGTCGTCGTGAGCGTGAGTCATAGGATGGACTCCATTTCGTCAATGTAGAGGCCCTGAGCAATCAGGCGGCGACGGCGGGCGGCACGAGCTATGCACTCCTGCCGCCTTCCTTCCTGCGACTGCTCTATGGCGCGCCGGGTGAACAGCCGAGATTTACCTTGCGGCGTTACGACCTTTGGCTTCGTGACCAGGTCAAAAGTCCGGTCGCAGATGCCGTCCTCGTTGAGCCATTTTTCCGACTCAACGATCTGCGCTATCTGACCGGAGCCGCGGGTAATGCCGTTGGCGACCCGGTTAAACTCAATGAGCGTTACGCCAAACTTCTCAGCGATTTCGCTGCCGGTTACAGGGCGGCCGCGCTTCTGAATCATCCAGATAACGCGTTCACGGAGGCCGGAGAATTTCCCGGTTCGCCCGGGCCTGCGGTAGAAGGGTGTGCGTTTCATGCTGCACGCTCTGTGATTTTCTGAATTTCAGATTCCAGATCTGCAATGAAGCTCTTAACCTCAGACTCGATTTCGCGCGCCAGTTCTTCATCGAAATGAATGCGCTTCTTGAAATAGGCGAGGTCAGGCGGCAGGCGATCATCGAAACTAACGAAATCACACCATTTCCGCCCGGTGCACATCATCTGCGCATGCATTTGCAGCATGTACTGGCGCTTTGGCTCGCCAGTTTTCAGCGTTTCAAGATGGGTCCAGGTGTTGGGGCATTTGATTTCGATAAGCCCGTCGTCGTTGACAAGTCCGTCCGGGCTGGCTGCAAATCCGGGTATGGTTGGGTGATCGATGAGTCCAACTTCAGTGATTGCCGCATCGAACTCATTCAGGGCGTACATTTCGCGCGCCACTGGCTCAAGTTCAGTGCCGCGCATCATCGCGGCATTCGAAAACCCTTCCTCCAGCTTCCCGGTCAGCCGTTGGCAAATCAGCTCGGCCATGTAGTTCTGGCGGCTGGTGGAGTAGCCCGACTTAGTCCTGGCCATGACATCAGCCAGGCGACTGGCTGTGACCTTGCCGCAGCGCGCAGCAAACCATTCAGGGGTGCGTTGCTCCATCATTCAGCCTCCGTCTCTGCGACATTGACAGGTTCGGCGTTGTCGACAGCGAGACTCATGTCGTACATGCGTCGCTTCTCAACTGCGCCGATAACCTGCTTCTCTTCAGCGCTCAGCGCCACCCAGAACTCCTGATACTTGACTGTTCCAAGGCGCGCGGCGGACTCACCTTTTGCGATCAGATCCGGGCGACGGCTATCTGATTCATGACCCGCATGAACCTCTGCCGTTGTTCCTTCAATCACTCGCTCTGCCTCGTCCTGGTCGAATATGCCAGCGAAACCAAAGGCCAGGCGCGCGCATTGGATAAGTGTCTTATGGCGAAGCATGCGGGTAGGGTGGGACTGCCAGGGTTGAGTATTGCGTTTGCACTCGCCCATATACTCGGTGACTATTGTCGGGTGCTTGCGGTCTTTGCGGTAAATCTTGCAGGTGCACGCGCCTTCTTCCTTGTCGTAAGAGAACTCCATGCCGTCAAACTGAGGATGCTCGTTGATAATGCGAGCCCATCCATCAACGCCGACGACCGGGACAATCCCGCCTTTATCTGGGAATGCGTAAATCTCTTTGGTCCATGGGTTCAGGCCGTACTGGTTGGCGACGATCAGCAGGGCTGTGAATTGCTCGTCCGTGACGTTGCCACCTTTGAACGCTGTATTCTTCAGCGTATTCATCAGGTCTGTACCGGCATCCATGCCGAGGCGTGCGGCCAGTTTCCCGGCCATGGTGGAAAGTGCAGTACTCATTGTTAAATCCCTCAAAAATTAAAACGGGCAGCCAGTACGGTGTTCCCAGTCGTATTCCGCCTGGGCGTAAGCAACTGCCGAAATGAAATCGTTGTACGCCTCGCCAGCTTTATCGCTGCGAAGCCCTTCGTACGGGCTGGAGTCAATCGGGATCGTGAAGTGGAAGAGGCCGGACGGCTCTTTTGGCATCATGTCGATGATTTGCTGCGCCCGGTCGTCGATCCACTTCTCTTTCTCGTCGTCGAGCTGCTGCTCAACCCAGCGCCGATCTTCGATGCGGTCGTAAGTGAGGTATGCGTTCATGGCTGAACTCCTGAAATTTGGATGTGCAGATCCCGCCCGCGTAATGCCAGGCCGAGCGGTTGAATAGGGGGGGGTTACATGTCGAAAGAAATTCGAATGTATCTACGCTTCTTGAGCGGGAATATCAGGTAGCCGTAATAGCTGTCTTCACATGGGTAAGAGGTGTGCTGTTCAACTAGCACATATGGCATCCCGTGGATCGTGTCCTCTTGTTTTTCGAATCCTGACTCACTCTTCATTTCGATGATTTCAGGAAAACCGAGATTGCAGTCGTCATAATAATCTCTGACTCGCTTGATGAACTGGACGAGCTCCATGTGCTCTTCTCCTTAATGAACGATTGGATTGCCGTGACCGTCCAGAAGGACGTCAATCACGCAGTCACTGAGGCGGATGATTTCTGCGTCGGTGTGCAGGTACACCCATTTGCGCTCCTGAATGACCGCTGAGACGCGATAGGTGCGGCCTTCGTGCAATGCCATCATGCCGGGCGTGACGCACTGGCGAATGAGCGGGGTGGTGCCGTAGTGGTGCATCATACCTTCACCTCAACCTGTTTCAGGAGGCCAGCGATATGCATCTGCTGGCGGTTAAGCGTAATCTTTTCACGCGGGTTCGATACCGACGTCAGCTGCCACTCGTTATCGTTGAGCTTTTTGGCGGTGTACTGCTTTCCGTTGTGGGTGACTTTCATGATGCCTACCGGGCGCGGAGCATTGCGTCGGCAATGCTGTATGCATCGCTTGCTAAATCACTAAACGCTCCATAGTTGCATTCGCTGCTGATGATTCCCTGCATAGCCTTCGCCGCGAAGTAGTCACGCAGCGTCATGCCCGGGCCAGAGTATTTGGAGTCGTAATTATCATCTCGGGTTGGAAACGCCTGTTCGTATTCTTTATTGCTCATAAATCCTCTTGGCCTTATCGCGGCGAACGGAACGGTTAATACAAGACTTCAACGCATTTATTCAGTGTTTCAATGGGCAGTGGATGGCCGCCAGTTGTCATAACTAACCGCACTCATCGAGAGCGGTGAGGTATGAAAAAAGCCGCTGGTTAGGCGGCTCTAAGTTTGTTGACGTAATTCATGCATGCTGTAGGGCTGCATGTTCGCCATGTGGTTTTATGCTGCATCCGCTTGCTTGGCGGGTAATAAGCAACGGTCCCTTGCGGTGTGCGAAATATGAGTGTGTTTTCTCCCTCTTCGAACTCAACCCCGTTACGCTGAAAGAATGCCTTCATCCCTTCATGTGCCGAATTGCGCGCCATTCTGCGCCGCTCTTTAAGTTCTGGCTTCATGTCTCGCCAAAACTCCCCCATCGTATAATCGTCGTCTGCCATAAAACCCTCTATCGTTACCCGCTGATGCGGGAGAAATGTTTTGGCGATTGGATGGCCGGTGCTGATCTCCGGCTTACTGCTGGCCCCGCAGCGGGTGGTGACTTTTGTCATTCGGCCCTGTCTCGGCTAATCCGAGTCCGGTCAATTCCAGTGACGGCGGGTTATCAGTTTCGCTCTGCCCGTTCCGTCACCCAGTGCATCAGCCTGCACATTCATCCAATCCCAAAACATTCCAGTTACGCACCATTGCCGCTCTCCCTGAGCCCGCCGGGCGTCCGACGCATGGTTTACTGTCGCGCCGTTCGACTGACCGAATCTCCACTTCGCCGCTGGCTAACTTCGCTCAGCTGTCGATGTTTCGTTTCGATGGATTGAATATACAAAACGTATTCTTATCATGCAATACGAAATGTATAATTGGTGGGTGGCTTTGTGATAACAAATTGTATTCTAAGGTGATTTATTTTTTTAAATACCAGTGCTACGCTTAAAAAAAACAGCAGGAGGGATGTGCATGGTTCTGGATGAAGAGCGTATAAGCATGAAAATTCAGGCGATGGGGCGGGCGGTCATGGAGTTGTCACTGGCAGATTTGCCCATGACCCAGCAAAACATCATCGACAAGCTGAAGCAGTACCGGAAGGAAACAGGAAACGTGATAGGGAAGGGAGCTAACAGGGATGCTGCGGAGTTGGTGAGGAAGGGGCAATAAAAAAGCCCGCACGGGCGGGCAGGTAGTGTTGCGATAGTTATTGTTATCAGCTTCAGGCTGAATAGTTATCGGCAGAATGGGGGATAGCTTTATGGGTGGGCAATAAAAAACCCGGCGCGGTGGCCGGGTTAGTTTAGGCGACGAGTGATTCTATCCAGGTGTCCCTGCTGTGGAAAGGGAGCACTAAAGCTGTGTCATTGAAAAGCAATGATAACTGCTGTAATTCAGGTGTTAAGCCATCACTATCAACAATCACAAATCTATTGCTTATGGCTGGGACTGCCTGGCTTAAATCCACTATTTTCCCCACAGTTGAGTGAGCAGTATTCCAGCCTTTACTGCTGGATAAGCTGACTGTAAACCCTCGCTTTGGAGCTACAAGTGGAGACTCATTTCTTAAAGTTAATGGAACGGTGATGTTATGCCCGCTAATGCCCCGCACCTTCTCTTTTAGTGCCAACCTTGTACCAAGTCCTACGGATTTTAGATAACTAATCACGCATTTTTCAAACTTATCATCTTTAACTTCCGCATACCAATCAGCGGTTTGAGCAGATGCCAGCAGTCCACCTCTTATGACGCTAGCCGTAACCTGCCCAACAGAAAGCTCATCGGCCCAGGCGGATATTTCGCCAGAATCATTCAGAGTGATGCCCTGCGATGCGAGAGATGACCTTATCAAGTCAATTTTCTTTTTCGTCAGGTGGATGCCTCTAGCCTCAATGTTCATTAACGTGTCGCAGTAATCGGTGATCCTATACTGACCACTCATTTCCTGAACAAATACGCTTATATGCTCACTATCGTCATAGTAAGTAAATGGGCTAACAACGCGCAGCAACGTGTCGCTCATTGGGTGGCATTCAAACCCGAGCTTAGATATTACTGTTGAACACGTTACATTTCCCATGATAGCTGACCTGATTTGTCTTGATTTGGTAAAGGCGGTTGGCCTTCATAAGTGATATTAAGCGCCCGACAGAAATAATTCCAGTAGCCCAAAAAGTCATCCGGGCTGATGTCGGTATCGAGTTTTAGTGCTATCTCCTCACCGGCCGCTTCGAAGTACATGTGATAGTGCGGGCCGCGAGCAACCTCAACAAAGTCCGGATGATTAATTATAGATCTATTGCGGTGAGGCTTGTTATCAGCTGGGTATGGGTCGAGAGCATAAATTCGCTTATCATGAAAAAACATGACAAAAGAAAGCTTCACGATATCAACACCTTCAACGATAGGTGCGCGCCAATGCAGCATGAATCTTACGCCAGTTATTGGATTGCCATTATCATCAAAAGCCTTGAGATCCAGCTTAAACCAGATCGGAGTGCGGCCCTCGCTACCATTCCAAGTAACACCATTAAAGGTTACTTTTTTGGGACGAGAAATGGCCTGATCAACCTCTTTCTGAGTAGGCTTAAAGTCACCTTTTTTAGCCACTGATTGATATCATCCTGAATATTATTGTCATGTGAGCGCTTATAGACGCTCAATATCTACTCACCAACCATGCACTGACCAGAACATCTTTCCGCTCACACCAGCCGCATCTTCGTCTCTACTGCAACACCGATAATTCGACAGTTACCATTCACCGGAACAAGAGGCCATTGCGGGTTTAGACCCTTCAGGTACTTCTGCCCACCGTCGATCACTAACTTCTTGAATGTCGCCTCGTTAGAATCGGATAGCTTTGCTATTACCAAGCTTCCGTTGATCGCCTCCCGACCAGTATCGAAGAGGACAAAGGTTCCTTCAGGAATGCTCAAGCCAGCTGGCGCCGTCATTGAGTCACCCTCAACGAGCAACCAGAACGCGTCACCCTGAATGTGAGCATTCGACTCAAGCCACAGATCTATATCTTTTAGGGTGTATGGCTCAACCGCTTCGCACCATGAACCAGCCTGGACACTGCTGATTACTGGATACTTGTTACCAGGATTGTAGGGGCCAGCGTACTCCACATCACCCTTAAGCGTGTCGTCAATGATCATACCGCCAGCTCCTACGGAGAAGTTCTTTTTGCCAAGGAACTGCAATATTTTTGCGATCTCGGAAAGGCTTGGCTCACGCCGAGCGTTCAGCCAATGACTTACCGCACCTTTAGTAATACCGAGGTGCTCCGCCAGCTGTTCCTGATTGATGCCCTGACTTTTCATCAGGGTTTTAGCTAAGTCGTACCATTTCATAGTCATACCCGAATGATACAAGTTGTATATATTTGCGCGAGCCACAATTCGTATATTTTACTTGCGAACAAAGAATACAAAACGTATATTTAAGTTGTTTAAAGGAGACCCGACATGAACAATATCCGAAAAATCCGCAGAAACATCGGTTTGACTCAGCGACAGATTGCCGAAGAGCTGAACCTGTCGACAGGTGCGGTTTGCCATTACGAAAAAAATAAACGCAGCTTAAGCCTTGAGCAGTGCCGGGCGATTGTTGCAGCTCTGAATAAGCATGGCGCTTCAGTAAGCGTTGATGACGTTTTTCCACCAATCAGCAACAACGCCGCCTAATTGGCGGCCCTAACCACGAAAGGGAAAGCAATGCATTCACTTGCGTATCAACAGAGTACCGGACTTGAACAACGTCCGTTGATTTCGATTTATCAAAGTGTTCCGCGTAATAACCGTAAGCTAACTCGAATACGGGAGGCAGTTAAGGCCTGGCAAAAAGCTACGCCGGGCCAGTCTCAGGTTCACATTTCTCAGCTGGTTGCGAAAGAGTGGCTGGCGCGCGGCGGGAAGGGGTTGTTACTGGCAGGTTCTGAACACAACACGAAGCAGAACTTCTTCCGGATGATTAACGATCCGGGCCCGAAGAACGACAAGGGGTTGATGCTACTGATCCCCGTCATTATCGACGTGATGGCGCGGGATAACGAGAAAGTGGCGAGAGAGTTCGGTCTGGTCGCAAAGACTGAGGCCGAACTGATAGCCGAGGCCATGAAAGAGTGCACTGAAGCGCATCAGGCGAAGTTACTTGGTCAGCCGATACAACGCCTTGAGAAAGAGGTGAGAGAAGCTGCTGAAGCACTGCTGCGCTTCCTGCCAACTGAATCAATCGCTGCGGTGGTGACAAGTCTGGCCGCTATGGCGCCGGGAGTTATGTGATGGGAAGTATCAAAAATGGCGAAAGCCAGTCTGCGCGAACAGAACTGGCCTTCAAATGCAAATCGTGTGCACTCATTGCAGGAGGAATAATGGCAAAAAAACCACGCTATTACCATACCGCTGTACATAAAAACATAACCCGCGACCGCTTCATCCGCTCGGTTAACCCGATTGTGGCAGAGAAGATGCGCGCCATCCTGGAAGAACTGAAACGTAAGGAGAGTGGCCGTGGGTAGCCTCGCAAAAGTAATACCTTTCAGACCGTCTGTATCGGTCGTGGAGCGTCAGGTGGCAGATATCGATGATGGGTATACCCGCATCGCTAACGAGCTGCTGGAAGCTGTTATGGCTGCTGATTTAACGGCTCGCCAGCTGAAGGTCGTTCTGGCGGTGATCCGCAAAACTTACGGTTTCGGGAAAAAGTTTGACCGCATTACCAATACCCAGATTGCAGCAATGACCGGCATTCACCATACGCATGTCTGCAAGGCCAAGAACGAGATGATTGCAATGAACATCATCGTTACCAACGGCCTGGCGATCGGGGTGAATAAGGTGATTTCTGACTGGAATTTCAGCATTATCCAAAATGGCAAATCATTAGCCGAAACAGCTAATGAAACATTAGCCAAGTCAGCTAATACCCATAAGCCAACTCAGCTAAACACAAAAGAAACTATTCAAAAGAAAGAAAGAAAAGATCCCCCTAAATCCCCCCAGGGGGAAAACTCACTCGCTCAGGAAGTGATGGATTACTTCAACGAGCTAACGGGTAGCCGTTGTGCAGCGCTGGCACCTTTTGAGAAAGCTCTCTCCACGGTGAAGAGCAAAGACCAGTGCTACACCGCTGAAGAGCTGAAACTCGTTATCCGCTGGGCCCATGTGAACTGGGGTCACAGCTTCAAGCCAGAGAACCTGTGCCGTATGACCCGCTTTGATGGATACCTGTCAGACGCCCTGATATGGGCAGATGGTCATGGAAGCAACCCGAAAGCCTGTCCGCACGAAGAGATCATCAAGCTCTGGAATGAAAAATTCCCTTCGAAGGCCGTTTCGCTGCATGAGTGGAACCGCCGCCGTCCGGCCTATCGAGACCTGGAAGCTGTGTGGAACGGCAAAACCACCCAGGGCAACTGGCGAGAACTGAAGCACATGGGAATGGCCTTCGAGCTGATTAGCAAGTCTTCCCTGTTCGGCACCAGAGGCGATCAGCCATGGCTGACTCTCGACTGGATACTGAATCCGAAGAACTGGGGATCTGTCTACGAGCAGGCCATCAACGAGCACCGTGAGCGCAAGGGAGTCAAAGCATGAGCCGTTTTATTGATTTATACGTTGAGCAGGCCGTCATTGGCGGAATAATGCTTGCAGCAGGTCGCGCAGATGGCGCCGACATGGCTACCGATGCGATTGAGGGGCTGACTGAGGACCACTTCACAGCAACGCCCCATAAAGTGGCTCTGCGGTCATATAAGCGACTCAACGAATCCGGTTCGAAGATAGACCTGCTTACGCTGACCAGCGATCTTGAACAACTCGGGGTTCTTGAGAGTGCGGGTGGGTTCGCTTACCTGGCTGAATGCAGTAAAAACACTCCGTCTTTCGCAAACCTTGCAGCCTACTGCGAAAAGCTTCGTGAAATGTACCTTGGTCGCCGTATGACCCTGGCGTTACAGGTCGGGATCCAGAAGCTGTCCGAACCAACTACCGAGGGTATTGCTGACATCATTGGCAACATTCAGGCGGATATCTCTGGCATCGAGCACAACACCGACTACGGCACCGAGCACATCACCACCGGGATCGACATGTCCCTCGAGACTATCCAGTCGATTATCAGCGGCGATATCTGGAAGCACAAAACCGAGCTGGGCATGGCAACCATCGACAGCGCATTCGGCGGGTTCAACAACACCGATTTCATCGTTGTCGGCGGGCGCCCTGGCATGGGGAAAACTATGTTCAGCACCACCGTGACCGAGACAGTCGGCCTGAAAAACAAAAAGCCGGTGCTGTTCTTCAGTCTCGAGATGCCAGTGGAACAAATCTCTGAGCGAGTCGCGTTCCACCGGGCCCGGGTGAGCAAAGAGGATTTACTCAGCAAGCAGAGCGGCGTGATGGATGGTGCCTGGGGAAAGGTCGGCCACTGCATGAAGGATTTCATCGAAGCCCCGATCTATATCAACGACAAGCCATCCCTCAGCGTTCATCAGGTGCGAGCGGAAGCCAGGCGAATGAGCAAGAAACTGGGTGGACTTGGTGTGGTCATTGTCGATTACCTCCAGAAGATGCGCATGTCTGACCCTGAGAACATGAACCGCAGCGTAGGGGAGATCGCAACCGGCCTGAAAAACCTGGCGAAAGAGTTGCGTTGCCCGGTCATCGCACTGGCTCAGCTTAACCGTAAGGTCGAAGAACGTGCTAATAAGCGCCCGGTCGCAGCTGACCTCCGCGAGTCCGGTGTTATCGAGCAGGAAGCCGATGTGATTTTCATGATCTACCGGGATGAGAAATACAACCCGAACACAGAACTGAAAGGCATCACCGAAATCATCTGTGTGAAGTCCCGCCATGCGCCGGGGGCAGAAAAGACCTACCACTTCAGCAGCCGCTACTCAGGCCTGGACCCGGTAGATTTCACCTACAGCGGCCAGATGCAACAGGAGGCTGACTATGAGTGCTAAGACGATGAAAGGCAAACAGGCAATTCTGCGTTATCTCGAAACGCACCGGACCTTCACCGCGAAGGATGTGGCCACAGAGTGCGGCATGACCATCAACTGCATCACGAAGAACGCTATCGATCTGGAGCGGGCCCGCAAGATTGTGCGCGTGAGCAAGGTATGGCGAACGGTGACTTATCGCCTGGCCACGCCGGAAGAGCAGGCTGGTACCGCTCGCAGTTGCACCAACGGAATATTTCAGGAGTGCCGCAACAGTCCGGCGATGAGAAGGGTATTGATGGTTTGGGGGAGAGTAGAGGTATGAAATTATTTGAGATGGAAGGTTTTCTGCGTGGCAAGTGCATTCCACGCGATCTGAAGGTTAACGAAACCAACGCCGAGTATCTTGTGCGTAAATTTGCCGAAGCAGATGCCATGTGCGCGGCGCTGGCTGCTGAAAAAGAGAAATTCGCTGTCGAGTGCGCAGCCACAAAGATCGCCATTGCATACCTAAAATCAGGCCGACATGATTTTACGCTTAACACCCCGGCCACCGAAGCTTTCCTGGCTGAAGTGCGGGCGCATGACCTCAACGCTTTCATTCGGCATCACAGTGCAGAACTGGATGCGCATATTAAAAACGGTGGTGAGCAGTTAGACGAAAAATCAGTACGCATCAGAGACATCATCGTCTCAGCCCGCTTGTTCAGGGAGCAGATTCGCAAGGAGGCCGCCCAATGAGCAACATCGACAAACTGAAATCAGCCTCAGCGAAAGCGGTCGATAACTTCGACCCGAATATGTTCGTGGAAACTCGCGATGTTCTGGCGCTGCTGGATGAGCTGGAAGCCAAAGACAGACAAATTCTCAAGCTGCAAAAGCTGGCAGAAGCTGAATCTGTAGGCGCAGATAAAGCTGCGACATCTGGTGTTGAATGGATGAAACTATACCATGCCGCAGAGAAGCGCATTGCTGAACTGGAGGGGCGTGAGGTTGTACTTCCGAGTGCGCACGATGTTCACCCATTAGGGCCGCAGTCGGCGAAAATTTTTTGTGAGTTTCACCGGAGTATCGTGAACAGATGCGCCGATGAGATTCGTAAGGTTGGCGTCAAAGTCAGCATCAAGGGGAATTAGGGATATGGCTGAATTAACCAAAGAATGGCTCCTGAAGACAATCGCGGAGCTTGAAGAAGAGCGCGATGCGACGCCAGGCGCAGTAAACGAAGACGCAGCGATGGCGCTGGCGGCGATGAAGATTGCGCTGGCATCGCTCGAAGCGGAGCCTGTGTGCGTTATCGACCAGTCCAATCTTGATTATCTCAATGCTGGCTCTGATGCAGACGTATGGCCTGTATCCAGAACAGAAATGGGTGATGTGCTTCTGTATCGCACCGCCCCGCCAGCGCCGGTATCTGTGCCCGCTGCGATGGAAATGGATGATGACTTTGACAGCGCGTTTGAACACGGAAAAGCTGTCGGCTGGAACGCCTATCGCGCAGCCATGCTTCAGTCGTTCGGTAATTCCGAACAACTCAACTCTCCGGTGATTCCGGATGGTTGGGTGCTGGTGCCAGAAGAACCCACCCATGAAATGCTTGAGGCTGGTGATGAACAATTCGGAACTTACGATGTGTATCGCCGGATGATAGCAGCAGCACCGCAGCAGGAGGTGAAGTGATGGGCAAGTTTACTTTCGTCATTGAGTTCGAAGACGGCAAGGAGCCCCCAGTACATGCCCATATGGAAGCTTTCGGCGGGAGGGTTGTTGCGGTCGCGTTCCGTGATGCATTGAGCGAGGACAATCCTCCGAAGACGATCAATACATATCCTCAGGTGCTTAGCGAGATGCGGTGCTTTATCTGCAATGGTAAGCACCCGATCGGTATCGCCTGCCCATTAAGTTCGCCAACAGTGGTGTCTCATGATGCCTAACCCATTCGATGCAGAAAGGCTGTAAGAAAAAATAGCAAACTATTTTAACTCATTGATATATACACATGTTTTACAATTTAACAGCTTCATTTCCTCTTTCTTGGTGGTACATTCATTTGGCGATGTAAAACCAACAGGAGGCGTTATGAGTATCGATCAACTTTGCATGAAACAAGAGTGTTGGGCATTGGAGATGCTTGGTAGGGTTGGCGCTTTAACGCAGTGCCCCCATCATGAGGGCGCTTATGTTGATGAAGGCGTAGATGAGGCTAACATCTATAAATACGCAGCTGGAGCTTATAAAAAAAGCAATGGTGGTCATCCATTTGAAAATTTTAAAGAGATGACTGATGCCGTTAAAGGCGCATACGAAGAGCACGGTGGAAATGATGTTTGCCCGCTGTGCTTTAAACGCGTGGACAACTAACTCATTGGCCTCTCCGGAGGCCTTTCTCTTACGTTGATTTTGTTGAATCAACCGTCCATAATCATGTCATCGGAGCCTGAACAACTCCGGTGACTTCTGCGCATTTAAGGGGACTTAAATGCGACCACAATCTGAACTCCTCACCTTGTCACAGATGCAGAAATGCACCTGCGATTTTCTGCATTCTGCGTTACCTCTCGGAGGTGGCGCATGAAGCAGCACTACTGCATCGTTAACGACATCGTTAAAGAGAACCTCATAGCGTACATTCGCACCCTGCCGGTAAACCCTCGCGCGCCGATGGTGGTCGAGGCCCGGGAAGAGACCCGCACCGACAAGCAAAACCGTCTGATGTGGCCGTTGCTGAAAGACCTGTCTGACCAGGTGGTTTGGCACGGCGAAAAGCTTACCCGCGAAGAGTGGAAGGATCTCATCACCGTTCTGGTAAACCAGACTCAGGACCAGGAACAGAAATCCGCGCCGGGCATCAACGGCGGCCGCGTATATTTCGGCGTCCGCACATCCAAATCCAGCAAACGCTACATGGTCGATGTTATCGAGGCGATTTACTGGTTCGGTACCGACCGCGGCGTGAAGTTCTCCGATGCATCCAGTAAGCGCATCGCCTGGGCTCAGGAATGGAGGGCTTCACGTGGGTAGCCCTCTCGCACGCGTCATCACAAACGAAATCTTCCGCGTCCCGGCGCGCCGCCAGCGCAAGCCAGAGGTTAAGCCGTCCGACATCCCTACCATGAAAGGCTACACCGCCCGCCTGGTGGATCAGAAATGGCTGCGTCTCGCAGCGAGGAGAAAATCCGCATGA